AGCCGCTTTAACCGTCATAGACAACAGGTTACGATCATATGTTTGAGCAAGAGCTTGACCCATTTGCTTTGAGTATTCTGATCTCACTTCATAGTGATTTTTAGCTTCGTCTAGATTTGCTATAAATGTATGTGAGATTAATAGATCATCAATCGTGATAACTGTCTCGTTGTGGTTGATTGAGTTTCCAAGGATCTCAGTACCTACAGTGTGGTACTCAGCAACAGTTTTACCGATAGCCGCGAATGATGCAGATTTACCATTCTTGATGTTCCGTATTCGTGTCCTTTCTTTCATCATTGTTTTTGCATTGAAAGTAGACATAACTTCGCCTGAGAATACTTTTAGAAAGAGTGCATCGGTTGCACCTGTTAAATTAGCTTGACCTAATCTTGATGGAAATGCGTTTGACATAATAAATGTCCTTTATATTAAGATGTGATATTTGAGGGTTAATTTCCAACTCTCTAAACACCTTTCGTCTTAAAAAGATTATCCCTCGCAAGGGGTCTAGTTTTGATTTTGGGTAGTTACTTTATGTTGGTTATTCTGAGATCCGTCGATCTCTTCGTCACTTCACTAAGTAGCGACAGTGAACAGGAGCCGTAGCCCCTATTACTTCTTTGCTCGATTAGCAGATCTATCCATAATCTGTAGATTAGAGGATCTGTTATCTGTAGCATTTTTATTCTTATGATCTATGTCTTTGCCTTTAAGCTTAGACTTACCATGCTTTTTTACCATCAGCTTACGAGCCGCATTGCGCTTTACACGCTTTGCGACTTGTTCTGGTCTAGCTTGGTATTCTTTATCATAATTTGAATAAACTCTACCTGATGCAGACATGATTATTCCTTACATAATATTTGATCTAGACAGTTTGTTTTCAACTTTAGAACGGAACGCAGGGTCTTTAGCATACCTAGGGTCATTCATATCAGTCATCATTTCTGTAACAGAATTATAAACACCACCTGCGTCAGAACCAACAGAACCACTAAGGTTACGTTTAGGTTCCATACCTGTTGAGTTGCCACGCATTGCAGATAGACCTTTAACTGCTAAATTAATTGTATCAAAATCTTCACTTGATACTGCGTTGTTAAAGCTATCTATCTCTGCATCAGATAGGTTTTCAGAAGCCCAATCTAACATTGAGTTATATTCTTCTTCACCACCAACTGAGTTCATTACTTCATTACGACTAGCATCTTTTGCTTGTTCTGTGGCTGAGATATATTGATTTACAATGTCTTCAGGTATACCGGCTTTAGCTAATGTTTCATAAGCCTCATCTGATAAACTTCCTTGGGCATAATACTCGTCAGAGAGTGCATCAAAATCAAGACCTGCATTTTCTACAGCCTCTTTAGCTTCTTCAGCTTCTGGAGCTTCTTCATTTGGTTCTGACAACTTTGCTTCTAATGAAGCATATGATTTTGCCATCTCTTCTGGACTAGAGAACTTTTCAGGTAACCAATCAGGTCGGTCTTCTTGACCATCGCTGTCACTGGGTAGATCACTGTTTTCAGACTCAGAGGTTGTCGCATCCATAGCGAGAGCTTGTTCTTCAAGTGTTGGGCCTTCATTTTCTTCTGATGTATTAATTACTACACTTTCGACCATTTAGTTTTTATCCTTGTTGAGGTTGTACTGCTTCTCTTGCCATCCCTGCGCCTTCTTTAGCCATCGCAGGTACAGCTCCTTTAGCCATTTCCATCATTTGTTGTTGTTGGGCTTGTTGTTCAGCCTGTTGTTGCTCTTGAGCCATCTGTTCATCATCTTTTACAAGACCATTCATATCAATACCCAAAGCTGTTCCTACACGTTTCACATAATCACCTGCATTCATATACTGAGCGATTACTTCGGGGCCTAATGGAGCTAGAGCCTGTAAGAACATATTGTATTTATTTAAGTCATGGCCACGTCCTAATGCTTCTAAACCAGTTACAATAGTTGGTTTAACAACGCCTTTAGGGAGTTTTGGTAAGACTTTCTTTTTAGTCATTCGATCTATTATTCTAGATACAAACGGTAATTGGAACTCTTGAGATAAGATGGAGTAAACACCACCTAGAGCATCTTCTAGTTCACCTGCCATATAACGTACTTCTTCAGCCGTTACTCGCTCACCATTACGTTGTACTGCAGAGTTCATTAAGAATGCATATCCTAATCTTTCTGTTATTACCTGTATGGAACTCTGAGCAACAGACATGTCAGCTTGCTTATCAACCTGCAAAGTTGAAACTTCTGCGGCATTTCCAGAAACAATACCTCCATTTGCTACTTCAGCTATGTCTTTAGCTCTCGTTGTACCATTAGGTGCAACCATGAATACTACTTTAGCTGATACCGCAGACGCTTCTAATACTGCTTTAGATAATCCTTCTAGTGATATTAAATCACCTAAATATTCTTCTACATAAGAACGTCCATAATCTTCACCATCTATCCTTGTCCATCTTAGGGCAATCATAGGTGACTTCTCGATAGGCCATTCACCAAGACTATCAGGGATTATTATACTATCTATTTCTTGATATAGTTTTACCTTATTACCTTCACGGTATAACTTAGTGAACATAGGGATGTTGTCTTCAGGACTTTCATCACTTGGAGATTGTTCAGCTAATAGGTCTAATATATCCTGAGGTAGACTTGCTCTAGACATATCTTCTTTGATGATGATCTCTAGAACTTCACCCATTGGATCACGTTTCACAACGTATCTATGTAATGGGAATATCCTAGCTCCACCTTCTTTAGGTAAGTACACTAATGTATTACCACCGACGATAAGATGCTTTAATGCTTCGAATACTGCAGAACGTGTTCCAGAGTTTTCGATGTCAGTCATCACTGCACGTTCATATTTGTTTAATGCTTCATCTACCTTAGCTCTAGCACCTTCTTCTTGTGCTAAGTCTTCAGCCGTAAAGTCATCTATCTTCATTTGGAAGAACGGACTGTTAGGTGGTAATAGAGATAGTAGAAGTTTAGAAGCTAAGTTGTTAACACCTCTAGCTCCTATACCTTGGTAGGGAGTGGAAAACTTAGTTGCCACCCCATGTCCACTTTCAGGTATAAGAGTTGGTATCGTGAGTTTGGCACTTTCCCTCGCTCGGTTTAAGTACGTCTCACGTAGTGCAGATAAACGTTCATAACGTCCTGCACATGTGCTTGTATTATTGATCAAGGGAAAATCCTTTACTATTTAACGATCTTTTTAATGCTACCTAGTCCAGTACCTGAGTCGCCTTTGTTCTTTTCGTTTTTGTACTTTTGTGTACCACGTCTAGCTTTGTTTAAGTCTTTTGTTTCCACACCTTCTTCTACACTTAACTCTGGAGCTTCTTGTTCTAGAACTGGAGGAGCCGCCGGAGGGGGAGGAGGTGGAGGGGGAGGAGTTGATTTAGAGCCGCCGAAACACATGTTATGAATTCCTTTTCTTTCTACTGACCACTAATGGGTTATTTGTTGCGAGTTTGTACTTTGATGTACCACGAGATTTTCTTTTAACTGTTAAGTTATCTTCTTGTGCTTTAGATGCTTTGATCTTACCTGAAGATCCACCAGTTGAACCTGCCGCTGATCCACCGCTTGATTTATCTGAGTCAACGTTTACTGGAGCTTTACGTCTTCCAACACCGTTTGCGTCATTAAGTTTTTTAGTTGGTGTAGGTGCATTAACAGTAGATGTATTATAGATTGTATTACCAATCTTCATACCTGCCTTACCATTTGCAGTAACGCTATCCCCATTAGATGTTTTGATCTTAGAAGATCCCACCTTACCTTTTGAATTATATGATGTTGTCCTAGTATACCCTGCAGACCCATCTAGATTTGGACCCTTATGAGATGTTGTCTCTGAGCCGATTGTTTTGGGACGTATTTTTGGTACTGGAGATGACTTAGGTACCAACCTAGACATTGATGCACTTGCACCTTTTCTAGTTGATGTTGAAGACTTGGGTTTAGGTCTGGGTTTAGGTTTGGGTTTGGGTTTATAAACTGGCTTTGGTGCAGAAAAAACAGCCGCCGCGCCTTTTTTATCTGCTCTTGATCTGCGACCACCGCCACTTTTTCTTGAGCCTGAAGAACCAAATGTTGGTTTAGGCATGAATGAATTAAAGAACATTATAATGACTTTCTTAGGGTTATGTGGGAGAACTCATAATCCGGCAATACTCGTTGCCATCCTTTACGACCCCTTATCTCTATTTCATAAGCACCGTTAGCTATAGCGAGTTCCTCAAGTTGAACCATGAGATCAGGCCAACTATCAGCTTCTCCTGCTAATAATATTATACTTAATGAAGTAGAATTAGGATAATAGACGTATGAGACTGTAGCGAGAACTACAGGTTTATCACCATCAGTAATTGATAGTAACGTCCACTCACCACTCATTAGGTTGTCATAGACGTTCTGTTTAGTACAACGTTCATCGAAGCATGGCTCTAGGTACTCACTTATGGCACCCCATACGTCTTCAATATGCTGTAAATTAGTTATTGTATGGATCATTTTATATCCAATATGTTATCTTGTTGATCTTCGAAGATACCCTTCATGTGTCTTACAACATCCACTGCACCACGTTTGAACCAAACCTCTCGGTCACTTACAGTCATCTCTGGTGAAACATCAGGGTAGATCCTGTCAAAATACTCGATCAGATCCATTGTTATAATAGGTTGTTTGTCCAATATAGGTACCTCTTCTTCTCTTCTAGTAGGGTACCACAATAGGAAAAAGGAAGGAGCTAATTAAAGCCCCTTCAGTTTCGTCCATTATCTTATAGGACAAGCACCAGTAGCGCATTCATCATCAGTCAACTCATCAAGTGAATTGGCGTTCTCAATGTCTACAGGTGTTAATTTGGAAACGTACTTATTGTAGGTTTCTTTAGTTACTACCTCTTGTGGTAGGTATGCATAACCTAAGTCTTGTGCAGTCTTTGTAGGATCGTTTCTGTAGATGAATGACACACCTACATAGCTATCCCAATTAGTCATAATCCAATCTATTATACTAGGGATTTCGTCTGGAGAATAACTAATGGTTACAGAACAGTTATGATCTACATAATTATCCATCATAAGCTTGTATCTATCTAACTGTTGTACTGCAGTTTCAAGGTTTACAAACTTACCATCTACTTCATCAAACTTAACATCATCATAAACTACAGGGAACGTAACCAATACGCTATCAGGTTCAAAAGGTTTCTCAATCACCTTGTAGTTAGCGTTTGTCATTATAGGTACGATAGGGTCATGCTTGGAGAAAGTTACATTATTAAATAGATACTTACCTAATGGTCGGTGGACTCCTTCCGTAGTTGACATGATTTTTGATAACGTTCCCGAAGGTTTTATGGTTGATACAAGTTTAGGTCTTGGTAGTCCTAGTTCATCTGCAATGCTGTTAGCACCTAACCTTGCTTGAGCCTGTAACGTCTTGAGCATACTCTCAACATTCATGTACATGTATTCTTGGTGATCTAGCCACTTCACAATACCTGTAGCACCAACACCACATAAACGTAGGAACTCATTAAGCTCATGCCATGAACGCTGTAAGATACCATCATCTAAATCCACACAAGTCTGTCGATAGTTTGCTCTAGCTGATATATAGACAGCACGTTTCAAACCCTCGAAGTCATCAAGGTATTTACCCCAATCAATCTCGACTAAATTACAGAAACTCTTATTACCTAGCAGGATCTCCGCGCATGGGTTAACTCCTTTAAAATGAGGTGCGCGTTTGAGAGCCGCTTCAGCGTTGATGAATGCAGGTTCAGAACCACCTGCTTCGACCATACGGTCAAAGATGTATGCTATTTCCCACTTAGTCGGTTTCTTAGAGAACATGATTGAGTTGTTAGACTGTTGCCTATGAGCATTGTCATTTAACCAGAAGTCTTTCTTAGCTGACATGAATTCATCAACTTCGATATCATCAACAGGCATAACTGCAATCTCTGCAGAACGTCTTGAGGATAATGTAGTACCCATGTGATTAAGTAGATCTAGTATGTCCATACGTGAAAGTAATTCTCCTGCACGTTTGTTCATGATGTTACATATCTTCTTTAATGCAATATGTAATGTATCATCACCAGAACTAATCCAACCATAACCTTTTAACCTAGTACCTGCAGGTCGTATCTCAGTGTAATCCAGTATGATCTTGTCTACAGGATCTTTAAGTGCCATGATTTTACCCAAAGCTTTCGCCCACGCTTTTGCGCTATCACCTATAGTTAACCTATAGATACGATAGCCTTCATCAGTAGTTCTCATTTCTACTTTGTTATCTTCAGCACCACGATCCTCACGTGTGGATCTCCATGTCTCTATCTCTATGTTCTTAGCAAAGCCACTAAGTGTACCAAGTATAGGTTCAAAACCAACACCACATCCTTGTAATAGCAACCAGAACGCATCGACTACATCATGAACTGTTTCAATACGTCCAAAGCTACAGTTGAATTGAGATGCTTCATGCTTCTTAGCTACTTCTGTTCCACCTAGCCATAAAGTACGTCCAG